AAGACCAGTCAGCCCGCCTAATCCAGACACCATTGATAAGGGGTCAAAATAAGCTAATGCGGCTCCAGCTAAAGCATCTACTAAAGGATTTGAGATTGCGGCTCGACCACATATTCCTATAGCTTGACCAGCTTGACCAATAGCAGAACTACCGCCTGTTAGGTCAGAGCCAAATGCTTTACTAGGATTGGATACTAAATCGCTGAAAAAACCCATAATAACCCCTTAAATTTGGTCAAATTTTAACATTTAAGCCGTTCCAGTGGCAATTAAAATACCTTCTACACCAATACCCACTGCCGATGTTCCAGAAGACGGACCGCCAGCGGCTTGCCATTGAATATCAGTTTTTTGTGCATATGCACGGGGCGCTACCCTAAGTGTTTGGTACGAATTTGTAAATGGCGCTTGGAGTAAGATGTTAATTATTCCATTTGTATTTTGCGTCCATACCCGATAACTACAATAGTTGTTAATTGTGTTTCCGTTTTGATTTGAATAAGCATTGGAGCGGGTCAGATAAAACGTATATCCGTTTGGCACGGTATATATCATGGCTTGGCTTTTACCATTCCCAGCAGTAATTTCTGCGTACTGAACGGTCTTACCCGCATTTCCTAAGTTGAGTGTGCCAACAGCATTAACCGATCCAGAAACTTGTATTCCATTGATTCTTAAGTATGAATTTGCAGTAGTTACACCTGTTGTGCCATTGGTTAAAGTCAAAGTTTCTGACAATAAGTTGTAGCTTGAATCAAGTCCGTTAATTAATACCGATACGTTTGTATCTGATCCAGATGAACTCCAAAGTAACATTGTTGACGCTGAGCCTGGATATGTATAAGCAGTAGTGTTTTCCCAAACGGGATAATAAGTTGCGGCACTAGAATTGGGTAGTGCATTTTGATACCCATAAATATTAACTACCGAAGTACCTGTAACAAGCCCGCGAGAAACTTGCAAATATGGCGGCAAAGCCAACGGATTTTCGTTATTTGTGTAAACGGTTAATGGATTTGAAGAGCTTCCTTGTGATGGATATAGCGTAATCATACTGCCTCCCCACCGCTAACAGTTATGGTTAACCCTGTACTTGATCCTTTGGCTTGCAAAGTCACGCCTGGCAACATAATCTGCGAGCCCGTCCATTGCAGGGTAGAGTAAGCTGGCACTGATGTTGAATAAAAGATAGCGTTTGAAGTCCCTGCCGTTCCAGATGGAGAAACAATAGATACATAAACTGTCAGCGCCCCAGATGTTGTGTTACAAATATCCATATCTTTAAGATACGCCCTAACTGTTGCAGGAACCGTATAAATAGATACATAGCTTGCCGTCAAAGCCGATTGAGCAAGTTGATTGGGGGTGACGTTTTGATAATTAGCCATTAAGTCTCCAACCAGATTAATGTTTGATTTGTTGATATTTGAGCCAATGAAGCAGTATTTGTTGCATTAAGTTGAGAAAAGTACAACTGTAATATCTTCTCGAACTGATTCATCCATTCATTAGAATAGGGTGTCGGCGCAAGCGGCAAATTAGGAGGGGCTGGGTTATTGGGTATCATCTTCTGCCATCTGGTCTAATGCTCATCAAAGGTGTACCTAATTGCCATTGGGTTCCAATCTTGTTGGATTCCATCTTGACAATCAATTGACGGCCTCTAATGCGAACATACACATATCCTGTAAATTCTTCGGTAAGGTTTACAGACGCTATATAGTTAACTTGCGGCGAGTTTGGCGTGCCTACACCTGAACCCATGTTTGTTAATGGATATATCGTCATCGTAGCTTGCGGCGTTGTACCAGCCGTAGAACCAGTGAACGTTACATCTGGAAGCATTTTATCTACAAAAGCAAAGCGCTCACCCTGCGCTTGTGCAATATCAATCTCGGATGAAATAATGTAAGAATCTATGGCCGCTGGAGTACCCGTCTCATTGTCATCAACACCGCTTTCCTGGTTAACAAGGTAGCCGTTATATGTGGCCGCAACTGGGCTGGATTGCAATCCCGTATCTAACCATGCTGTCCTAGCCAATGATCCATAATACCAAATCTTGTCAATATAGTTATAAACTACATAGGCATTAATCCTAGTTCCTGATCCTGAAACATAAAACCACCAAATTTCATTAAAAGCCTCAGACGTACTGGCATAAACTTGTTGAGCTTGGTTTTGATTTATGTTTTGAAATACAAACCTACGCAGGTCCGATGGCAAAGTCATAACCTGACCTGTATACATATAGAACTTATCTCGCCCCATCCAGTACACAACACCAGCCGCAAGCGTTGCCGCATTTGGTCCCATGATGGATACATTTTCACCCATAAGCTGAGTGCTCCACACAAAAGGAGGACCAACATACTGTACAGAATAAACGGCCGCATCTGTAATAGCCAAAATCTCTTGACGAGTCTGAATAACCGTCACAATCTGAGATCCATGAGATAGTGTTTGACCACCAGCTTGGTTGGTAATAGATGGATACCAAACATAAGGATTAGCCTGGTCTGACCAACGAATCAACATAGGATTCATAGTCGTTGAACCAATATTGTTGCAACCAAATACAATTACAAACCTAGAAGAATCAGAAACAACAATGTTATTTTGTAAGGTAGGCACGTCTCCTAGTATCGCAATAGACTGCGTTCCTGATTGTGTGCCTGACGTAGCAACAGGTGCGCCGTTTTGAGTCAAAGACACATTAAACTGTGTGCCTGACGCGTTAATTACATAATACTGCGTGCCCGTACTAAGACCAGTAGGTAAAGCGCCAGTTGTTGCAAATGTGACTGAGCTTCCTGTTGGCAAATTTAAGCTAGAAACAATAAGAGCTGGTGTACCTATTGAGATCGTAACCGTTCCGCCAAGAGAGTTTAAATTAACACCTGGCGTTCCAGTTCCATTAGAAGCTGTCCAATAATAAAGACCTTGGCCTCTAGGACCATAGATCAAATCCTGGCCATAGTTGTATTGATTCCATATCTGAAGAGACTGGAGAGTCGTACTACCATTACCCCATGTTCCTCCACCCCATGCACCAGCGCCCCATCCATTAAATGCAACTTCGTATTCTGGCCCTGTATTGAGTTGATAAGAGGCCGTAACTGTACCGCCTCCTGTTGCACTACTACTGGCCGCCGTAGCCGCATTAATCGTATAAGTAGTACCTGACAATACGATTGCAACTTGATACGTTCCGTTTAGCGTAAGACCGCCTACAGCCGATGCGCCAGAGAAAGTAACAAAATCATTAATTGAAAATCCTCCGTTAGCATCTGTAACCACCACCGAAGTTTTGCCGCTTGTCGTTGCAAAAGGATTTGTTAGCGTGTTAACTGCACGAATGGGAGTAATATCGTAATAAAGATTGCCAAAGGTAATATAAAACTTTAGATTTGTACCAACGCCAATATAGCTAATGTTGTTAAACGTAAACCAATTCCAAAGAGAACGGCAAACACCTTGAAATGTATTGATTGAATATTGTGTCCAGCCGCCTATCTTTTCAGGAAAACCCTCTCGAAAACGCACAAGCTGGCTCGAATACCACCCACCCTCTGTAGCATATTGAGTCTTTTCCCTGTTAACCCCAGGTTTGAAAACAAGCTTTAAAAATGACATTATTCAATGATCGCAGTGGATGTTTCTCTGTCTAACTTTAACGCACCGTCACAACACATATTCCAATCTTCACCTTCACGCTCACTATAAGATGGGACATTTATTTTGACGTGCTTAACCAAATACTCTTTATCGCCCTCAAAAAGCCGCCAAACATGGTCCAACGTACCGCGTCCTGGCTGACCCCTAGACTTATTAAATCTTATTCTGTACTTCACACTATCTCAACCTGTGCAGGCGCTAACATTGTTGGCCGAACTTCCATGTTGAAATGTATAAACCGAATTGGTAACTCAGATGCGTGCCTAGAAAACGAGTGCGCTAACCAAGCATTTGTGAAAAAAAACATCCCAGGCTTGGGTATAAATCCAACATTGTTACTTGCTGGGGTTATAAACTTAGGATCATTTTCAGGCAAACTTGCTTGAACTTTCCCCGCCCTTGGGTCATGAAATACCAAGTTTGAGCAATTCTCAGGACATTCAATAAAGTAAAACCCAACGACTTGCACTGGATTTGTATGTGTATGTTGCTCCATTAGTGAGTGTTTATGGTGTTCTTGACACCACATAGACTCAATAACAGTACTCATTTGTTGCATCTTATAACCCTGGTTAAACAAAATAAACCAAGATTGATTGCCTACAAATTGAATAAACTCAGCCAAACGCGGATCAGCATATATGTTGTTAGTCATCCTAACAGGATATATTTCATCCAGCTTTTCGTTAGCTTTGACAATTGCAAGGTGCTCGTCAGTAACAGCTTTGACGGCATCTAAAAATTCTGGCTTTTCTTTTGAATAAACAACAGACGTGAAGTAATGCCCAACATCTAATGAATGGGTTAAAATTGGAGCTTCTGGTTTTGCGTTACACATTGGTTCATTTTTAGGTTTACGTTTTGATTTTCTCATTATCCACCCAAAACAGCAAGGGCACGCTGAGTTAATTCAATACGTTCATTAAGTCCAAAAGTGCCACCATTAATGCGCTTTGTCAAGCCTTCCCAATTCTTGGCCTCTGCCAATTCATTACATCCGTGGGTCTTCCAAAACCATCCTCCAGATAAAGCGGCGTACATTGGAAGTGCAACTTGTTGCGGGTCTTTTGTAAAGTCTTTGTTTACAGCCTGACTAAAATGCCAGTAATTATCGTGTCCAGTCAACTGTATGCACCCACGGCCGTGATAAAGCCAGCCATCTCCGCTTGCCTCGTCCCGATTGCCCATACGATTAGAGTAAATCCTGTTAGCAATCTTGACTGGATTACCAGCATAAAGCGCTATTTCTTCAGGTTTAAACTTATGCCCAAATAGTTTTTCAAGCGTTGCGGCTTTGTAATTTAGGTTTTCTTCTAACGTTTTAAACTTGTTGCATTCGTGGGAGCATTGGCCAATAAAAGCGGCCTGTTTGTTAAGATCGTCTATGCCAAAAGTTGCAAAAGTAGTGGTAAGTGGCTCAGACCATTCTGAACCAATCCCAAGGGCGTGGAGCTTTTCTGGGCTGATCATTTGACCCCCTTGTTTACCGTTTCTCTGACGCTGTTGTATTGCTGGATACAGGCGTTGAGGGAGAGGATGGCTGTGTCGCCGTCTGTTGCGATGGCGATAAGCTCTTTGACAGTCTGTCGCTCAGATTCGGATTCATTGGTTGAATTTCCAGGCTGAGAGGCGGTACTTGAATTGGCTGATACACCACAGGAGGTTTGAGGTAACCGCAACTCGCCAGAGTCAGCGCGAGCATTAAGACTAGATTGCTGGGTTTTAATATCATCTTTCGCCTTTCTTAGAGCAGTCGTTGCGGTTGCAATTTTCTGGTTTAACTCTGCTTCTTTTGCGCGAGCTTCGCCATTAAGTCTGATAATTTCTGCTTGATCTTCGTCAACACGTTGTTGATAGCCTGCATGATGTCCATAAAAGTACACTCCTATAAAAGTTGCAATAGCTCCAATAATAACCCAGGGATTAAATAAACTAAACATTTTCTGCCCTCGCTTGTGCCATACGCTCACGCTCATGATCTGCCTCTAAAACAGGACCGCTGGTAGGCGCTGGGGGCGCTGTCCAACCCGTGGCTGGACCCATAACAATTTCTTTAACAGGAGGAGCTACATAAGCATCTTTGCCAGATTTAACGTTGTTCATCATAGCGGTAGCCTCATTTGTTAAGCCTTTAGTCATAATGCCGCCTATGCCTCCTACGATAAGAAGCACAATGTCATTAAGCATCTTGGTAAATGCTTGATCAATTGGAGCCATAGCCTTGATTGGCTGAGACACAAACATTACGCTATATATTAGGGTAACTACTATGAAAAATAGTATCAGTGTTACCACAACGATAACAAAAGACCTTGTACGGGCTTCTATTTCATCGGCAGTTAGTCGTTCCTGATTGGGGTTGGGGGTTAACAGGAGCAGTAGTAATTCCTTCAATTTTCTTCTCCAATACAGGTGCAACTAAATATTCTGGACAATCTTGGGTGAACTCACAACGTGGATGCTGACACTGAGGCGCACCAAAGTTATCAGGATCTTGGCAAAAATAGCGGTAACGGTCTTGACACCCCGCTAATAATAAAATCAATAAAGCGCATATTCTCATTCACTTTTTTCCTTTTGCCGTTCCATTTCTTTCTTCAGCTTTTCAATCCGCTTTATGTCTGCCTGCAACAATATGCGCTCTTGACGCACATCCATATACAAAAGACCTAGAATGGGAAGCACCAGAACAAACAACAACGCCAATATGATTATCGTTATTACATAGGCCCAGTCATTACTTTTATTGCCCACATCAGCCCCGCCATATAAATTGCAACTATTATCACCGCTATAGTCGAAGCTGTCCTAAACCAAATTTTATCAGCCAGTTCCCTCTCCCTCGCTTCAATCTCTCTTCTTTTCTTGAACATAGCTTGCTTAGCAATAGCTTGTTCATTTGCAATTGTGCCAATCATTTTGTTCACACGGGTGTATAAATCTTTCAGTTCTGGAGGAACGTGGTAGACCATATACTCCCTTAGTTCTATGCTCATCTCTTCCATTTGTGACATGGCTAGAACCCGTTGAATTGCTCTTTCAGTCTGATC